GATTATAAAATAAAAAAGGCGCTCTTACAAGCGCCCTTTTCACCTAAGAAAGATTTAGTAAATTTTATGAACCTTGAGATCCATATACACATCTAGGATCTGAAAAACCAAAGCTGTATCTCTCACGTGCTTTGTATCTCATGTTTCCTGTATCGAAATCACCTTCCATGCCAGTAGCAAGGGCAGCTCTTACGAAGTGTTTGAATCCATTAGGAGCATCAGTTTTAACGAAGTATGCATCTGTATCAGATAAGTAATGGTTAATTGTATAACCATCAGGTAACATACCCATGTTTCTGAGTGCATTAATATCATTGTCAGCAGTACCAACTCTTTGAGTAGAATTTAAAATTCTATCAGCTACAAATTGAATGTTTACTGGGATGATTAATTTTCTTCCCTGCATTGCAACTTTTAGCCCTCTTTCGTCGATAAAGCCTGCAATATCAATCATTGCTTGCTCTAATGAGGTTTCGTTCAAGTCAGCATCAGTAGCATTTCTGTTTGAGAAAGTACCACCTAAAGCAGTTGGGTGAAGAGTGTTTACTAAAGAAACACCATCTCCGCCAGCAGTTGCAAATGCATTATTTAAAATGTTTGCAGCTTTTACTTGCTTTGTGTATGCCATTGAACGTGCCAATGACTTCGTGTAACGAGCCGATAAAGTATCGTACAAGTTGTCTTCGACAGCTTCCTCAGTCAAACTAAATGCTAATGCAACAGTTTCATGAGAATATCTAGCAGTGAAAGATTCTTGTGCAGTATCAAATTGAACTGCTGAACCTTCTTGTTTTACTGCTGCTTCACCGAAGCCAACTAACATTACTTCTTCTTCAAAAGCTCTGTCACTTGATTCTTGGTCAAATATTTCAGCATGCTCGTTTTCATAACGAGAATACTCCATTCCGAACAAGGCATTAAGACCAGGTTCTAGCTCTTTGGCGAGCTGCGCTCTATTAATAGCCATAATCTACTCCTATATACCTTGAGTTCCAGTACCACCGTTCATATCAGAGTTATTAATTTTAACAACTAATTGAGAATGACTTAAAGTTGCGTCATTGCTCGGTGTGTCATAAAAATCAATCAACTTCACCTGAAGTGCAGCAGTAGTATTTTTGGAACTTGAATCAATTTCTACACCAGAAATACCCGTAGTGGTAGAACCAGCGCCAAAAACGAGATCAGCGTTTAAGTTTAAATCAGCAGCAACGATTTCCGCAGCAACTGAATCTTGTTGAACAACATATAGTTGATCTGGATCATCCGCTATGTATGCAATTGCATCAGTAGCAGTTGTTCCGTTTGGATACGTGTTATTATACGTAGGCTTACTTGTGCCTGGATCAGTATAAAAACAGCCCATAAAAATACCCCTTATTGGGTCGCCTGCTGTCGCTGGGATAATCGTTCCGTCATTCTTTGGTTTAACGGGATCGCCTGTAAACATGCCTGCGGCACCACTTGCAATAGAGTATTTAGTAGTACCAGTAGTTCCGCCAGGGGCAGAACCAACTTTTGCTATCGGTCTCATGCCGAAAGCTTGGTCTATGTTAGCCATAGTAGTCTCCTAAATTATGTCAGAGACATTGATCTTACTCATTAAGATTTTTTGCCTCCACCAAATGTTACTCTGCTTTGCCTCTCCTGATGGATTGGCATCGCTGGATGCTCTTGTTTGTGTAGATCATTTTCAATTGCATTTGTCTTTTCGTTAGTAAGATTACGGAAATATGTATCTCTGTCTTCTTTAACTTCCTCAGGACAACGCATTAGTAATAATCCGCCTATACCTATGACACCTTTATATTTGCCTTCAGCGATAGAAGGTAAATCCATTCTATCGGGATATTCATCCATTTTCACGAATTCATACCCACTTCGTAGTCTGCCAATGATATTTTTTTCATCAGCCATTCCACGATATTCAGCTCTTACCCACCGATGGTGAAAACCTTCTGGTGGTTCTGGTGCTTCTAGATTCGAAGGAGGAACCCATCCCCTTTTTCGAACATCCTTTTCACGGGTTTCTAATTTGCGTGAGGTAGTTTTTGTTTCTTTGGTACTCATATTAAGTCTCCTTCACGTGTTTTGCGTACTCTTCAAGTGGCACACCAAGTTTTTTTGCGATAGCTACCTGTGAGGGTGTGAGTTTCACAGTGCGGCGGCCTTTTGCCGTTGTTCTAGTAGCAGAAGCAACTCGTTGCTTCGGCCTAGCTTGATCCTCAAATTTATGAGGAAACTCTTTTCGGATTCTCCGATCAATCTCAGTATAATACTCTTCTGAGCTGGCGTCAAACCCTTCGTTTACTAATTCATCGTGAAAAGACATAGCAGTGTAGGTCATTGCTTTATCCGCTCCAAACCATTTATTATCTTCAGCCCAATCTTGAGCTTTGGGATCAGGTCTAGCCTGTTGTTGAGCCTGTTGTTGATTCCAAGGTTCTTCTTGAACAGGTTGTTCTTTTTTAATTTCTTGTTGCTCTACTTTTCTTTTACGTAGACTCAATCTTTCCTTTTCAATAGCTAATTGAGCAATCTTTTGTTGAGCCTCCATTTGTTTTTCAGCATCTCCGTCATTAACAGCTTGAGTGTAAGCCGTTTTTAAAAGCTGTTCAGTTGATTGTAAGCTTTGCTCATCAGAAGCAACTCGTTCTTTGGAACTTACTTGAGATATGACATTTAAATTTTTATTTTCTTCTTGAACTTTTTTTGCATACTCAATTGCTGCTTGTTCACGTCTTTCAGCTTCACGCATTTTACGTGTAAGTTTATCAATACGTCTTTTTACAGATTGAGAATACTCTTCTAATTCTTCTTCTTTTGATTCTTCTTTTTCTTCAGATGCAGTTTGTTCAACTTTAATATCAGAATTTGTTTGTTTTTCTTCTTTTACATCCTCGTTTAATTCTACTTCGACAGCCTCACCAGAAGTATCTATTGGGACCATTTTGTCATTTTGTAGTTGCTCTTGCATAGAGTTCTCCATGTTATAATATGTTAGCTGGCAAAATGTCTCTCGGATCATCAACAACAGCCAGAATTTCATCTTCATTAATAATACGTAACTCACCACCATCAATCTTCACGCGCGATCCCGCGTAGCGAGTTATTATGACCCAATCACCTTCTTTACACCAAGGTCCATTAGGATATCTCTCTTTGTCTGTATAACATTCGGAACCAGTCTTTAAAACTTTACAAATGTTTGTTGTTATTTGTGATTCTTCTACTGTTTCATCAGTAAGAATAACACCACCTTTTGTTTTACCTTTTAATTTAAGAGGAAATAAAACCATTCTCCAACCAACAGGTTGAGGTATTTTTTCTAATTCTTTTTTATCTTTTTCTTTGGTTGTACCATCCCAGACATGCTTGGGTACAATTAATTTAGGTTTAGTCATCTTCTAGCTCCGTTTTCTTTAGCAGGTCCGTGAGTTCCTGTTCTGATTCTATTAGACCGCGAAGTTTACCCGTCAAATACCGATATTCGTCCCAATCTTTTACACCTGTAGTTATAGCCTCTTTTATCTGATCTTGTCTAGCAATTAGTTCTTTTTTGTAATGAAATATAAAATTTTCTATGAGCATGTTTGCATTTGATCCGATAATTTTTTACAACGATTTGGAGTTTGACGATTCCATTTTGAATCAAGCATCTCTAAACTAGCGCCATTAAAATTTCGGTCCTGCAGGCATTTCCACATATTACGAAACTTGGATACGCCTGATTTTCCAAGTTGAAATACCATTTCTGTAATAGTGTGTTGAGCAGTTGTAGGCAAATCAGCGACACCATGTTCTTTCATAAGTTGTCTTGCCAAACCAATTGCTTTATTTAAATCTTTATCAAATACTTCGTGTAATTCTTCTTTTGTATACGTTTTACTGTCTTTAAAATTATCTTCATGCACTACTTTATGACCCCAGCCAATTGTAGCAAAACCTTCTGTATCTTTATAAATATGATCTCTGAAACCTTCGGATAATTTTACTGAACCAGCTAATTCTTCGTATGTCACTTTTTTCTAATTACTTTCTGTAATGTTCTTGCTTGCTTTGCATGTAAGTTAGATGCTTTTTTCAAACCTTTAATTACTTTTTTAACTTTTTTCTTATTACCTTTTTTCACTTAGTAAGACCCTTTGCCTTCTCAAAACTTCTCATGCCAGCGACGCCGAGCATTGAAGTGACAATTGCTAGAAGGGGCCCAGTTTGAATTTCTGGAGCAGTTAAATTTAATCCTGAAAATTTAGAATACCATTCTATGCACGGAGATAAGATAAATTCGAACATTAAAGCAAGACCACCTATCCATCCTATAAATGGTCGCCAGCCACTCACAAATACACTGCGATGGCTGGCTTCCTTTGCATTAACATCTAACTGCTTTTCCGCAAGCTTTTGTTGAATGCGTTGCATTAAAATCTTTTTATCTAATTTTTCTTCCTCTGATGTATGAATCTCATCGACTACTTTTGCAATGGTTTTTAAAGCTCCATCTTTTCCGCCACCTAGTAATCCTCCGAGAAGTTGTAGCACTATGCTGCTCCGCCTGTCATCCAGCTAATAATCCAAATAACAATAATCGCTACAATAGCTGCCTTGATCCAATCTTTCATTTTCCAATCACTCCATTCTTTAATGTGTGACCACAGATCTTTTAGTAAGTTCATAGAACCTCCTTTGTTAAAGTGGGAATTATACTATTTTACGCCTTTGAATGCTACTTTTTTAATTTGCATTCTACTTGTCTGCCCTTGAGGTCCAGTTCCTTTGTTATCTTTTACAACGAAAGGGGAGTAAACATGCTCCGCTGTGCCAGCAACTTTTCTATTAGGAAAAGGATTTTTTTGGGGGACAATAGTCATTTTTGCATTTTTAAATTTCATTTTCTTGCCTTTCCATATCCACGTTTAGCTAGTCTACCTGCTAGACCACCTTTACTAAATTTATTTCCTTTTTCTTTTGCAGCCTTTTCAAATGCCTTACGTAAAGTAGAGTTTTTATCTTTCATAGCATCATCTACCTGCTTTTCTTTTTGTTTGTCAGTAAGTTTTTTTCCTTTTTTCTTTCCAATTTTTTTTATAATTTGCTTTCCAATAGCAAGTTGGGGGACAATAGTCATTTTTGCATTTTTAAATTTCATTTTCTTGCCTTTCCATATCCACGTTTAGCTAGTCTACCCGCTAGACCACCTTTGGCAGCTTTAACAACTCCTCTGCCCATAAGAATATCTTTTTGTGTAACTTTGCCATCACCACTTAAGTCAGGAAACTTGGACACCGAACCACCTTTCGCAGCTTTCAAAATATTTGAGCCTTGACCACTTTTTTTAGGAACCATTTTAAAATGCGGGGTTCCAGGTATATCTTCTTTTTCCATTATGATTGCGTCTTTATCTACATTCTTTTTTTGTTTATCTGTTAATTTTTGTTTTTTCTTTTTTGGTTTAGTTTTAGGACCAACCAAAGGTCCTAGACCTGGGACCATTTTTTTATTAAGCAAATCCTCAAGTTTTTTTTTCTTTATTTTTTTTATCTCTTTTTCTGCCTGTGAGAATACATCATCCATAGTCCGTTGTTGTTTTTTTGGTGGCATAATAATTAATGTATAGTGGGTTTTAAAAGATTTAGCAAGTCTCTTCCATTATGATTCATAATGTTATTATATTCTTGTTCATTAAGATTGTTATGGTACAGCATTTTTGCTACACCCATCATTGCACCAGCTAAAAGTATCTGTTCTTCTTGATTTGTTACTGCTGTATCTGAAAATATTATTAATTCGTTAAAATATTCCTGTAGTTTATCTGTTGCGGTTATCATTTTTCATTTGCTGTTTATCTAAATTAACATTAGCACGTAATTGCGCAATGTCTTCATTTGAATCTATCTTATCTTGTGCTATTTTTGCACCTTGATCAAGTTTTGCACCTTCTAAATCAAGTTTTTGTTGATCATTTTGTGCTTTTCGTTGAATATCTTGTCCTTTTAACTGTAATTCTTGTTGTTTTAAACCAACAAGAGGGTCTTGACCTTGACCTTCCATAGATTGTTGCTCTTCAATAAACATTTCTTCAATAAATTCTGTTGCTTTTAAAGAAATTTGACGTTCCATTTCTTCTTGGAACTGAGCTTGTAATTCTGGTGGTATTTTACCTCCAAATTTAGCCGCTTCAGCTTGTAATTGTTCCTGATTTTCTGCTTCAATCATTTGTCTCGCTAATAATGACACATGTTCCATAACATGTGCTTGTAATAAAGTAGTTGCTTGTGGATTTGAACGCACCAACATTGATGACATAAAAGTTCTATGTGCATCAATATGTGCTTGATGTTCTTGATTTCTAAAACCAATTAATTTTTTACCTAATAAAGAATCAGCATTTTCTAATGCAGGATCTTTTGGTTTTGGTGTATCTGGTGGTGGTAAAATAGCATCAATATCTTTTACTCCAAGTGATTGATACATTCTTTTGTAAGCTTCATATATATTATGTGATTTAGGATCAGATTGTGCCATCTGTAATTGTGTTTGTGCCAAGGTAACTCGTTGTGACATAGAAAAAATATTTGGATCTGACACAGGCATAATATCAACACGATTATCAAAATCGGTAGACTTAACACTTGGTACGGCATTATCCTCAACATCGTATGGATACCTATCTGGTAAAAACTCTTTAAATACTTTTGCTAATAAATTAAATTCTGTTTTTTGTGCATAATGTAATCTTTTATGTATTGCACTCATGACTCTTGATCCTCTTTCAATCAACGCCATAGTTGTTCCTACAGGTGCATTTGCAGATACACTGTCACCAATTTTTTGATCAGCGATAGAAGCAAAACGTTGTCCTGCTGCTACAACAAATCCTAATAATTGAAATAAAGTTTGATCAGCCCCTTTATAAGGTAAAGGCATTAGTCCTGCACGTAAGTCTCCACTTGGTGCATCAACATCTCTAAACTCACCTGGTTGTATTGGTGAATCATCATCAGCAATACGTAGTCCTCTTGCTTTAAATCCTGCTGGTAAGTTTGCTAAAGTTCCCGCATCAAGTAATTGTCTAAGAGCTGCAGTTGCTGTTCTTGATAAACCACCAAGCATGTGAATTAATCCATAACCATAAAAACCAAGACCTGGTAAAAACTTGTAATGTACAAAATATTGTTTTTTCTTTTTTAAAGAATCTTGTTCTTCGTAGTTTCGATATACAGATAAAATATTACCAGAGCCCTCATCAATTGTTACAATGTAGGGAAGTTTAATTCCATCGGGATCTTCGAATCCTGGTACATCTAAATCACAATGCATTTCTAATAAGGTATATGTATCGTTTTTATAACCAGAACCTGTTTCTCTTACACCATCCAAACGATTAACTTCTGTTTGAATACTGTTTGTTTCAGGAGTTTCATATTCTTCTAAATCTACATCACGATAAAAACCTGTTACTTGTAATTTACGAATGTCATTTTCTGTTCTTTTTAATACGTGTGTAACACGCTCTGCCGTTGCTAAATCTGTTGCTGTGTAAGGAACAATTAATTCTTCACTAGGAATAAACTTAGAAACAGCCCTTCCCATAGTTATGTCATAATAAACCTTTTTAAAACTTGAACCAGACAGCGGTAAATAAAAAAGCATTTGATCTAAGTCGGGATCAAAATCCTCCATAACGTGCATGATTTGATAGTTCATAAAATCTTGTACACGTTGTGCTTGTTGTTCTTTTTGAGTATCTGCTTTACCAATAAGTTGTGTTCTTACAGGACCATTTGCAGGTAATAATTCTTTGTAAGCTTGAGCTTGAAACTGTGTAACTGTTTCTGATAGTAAAGGATGTGTTACGCCACTCGCTCCTTGAAAAGGTTGCGATCTTTCTTCATATTTAAATCCAAGTAATTTTAATCCTTTTGCATAAGCATCATACCACTCTTCTCTAGATGAATTATCTTCTTTGTAGTCGCCAATGAGATCGGAAGACATACTTTGTAAATCTTTTTCATCCATGTAATCAGCTAAGTTAGAATCAAATTCTACTTCTTCTTGCTCTTCCAATGGATTAACTAATGCCCCTCCATCTTCTGTCATTTCGATGTTATCAATTGTTAATTCGTCAGGAGTTTCTACTGTTATTTCTTCAGTCATTACTTCTGTAGGTTCACCTGTTATTCTTCTTTCAACCATTATACCTCAAATATATCAATATGCTCGACAAGTCCACCTTGTGCTTTATGTGTCTTGTATGGTTCTAACATCTCAGGGGTAATTTTAATAGCAAAAACTGGCTCCATGCTCTTTTTGTTAGGAATGGCAATAGGTTGAATTCTATAATTTTCATTTGATAGAAGTAGTTGTCTTGCTTGATCTTCATTTGTTAGAGTTGCTACCATGTTACCATTTTGATCGGTGACACGATATTGTGTTGCTCCTTTACCGCCTTTTAACTGTACAGGCATTATAATCATTTCTGAATTATTTCCCTGCGCTTGTTTCTTTAATATTGTTTCTAGTGTGGACGTGTAATGTTTTGGTTTTCCAAAATTAGGATTAGTAGCTGCTGTTCCTGAGTTGTCAATTACATCGGAAATAGCATTAGGCCCCCCATAAAATTCATCCATTCCAATACCTTTGTATTGAGAATCTCTAAATTCACCATCTCTTTTAAAAATTTCAAAGCGTCTTGCCTTATCAGCATCACGATCTGCTTTTGGTGTGGAGGCATCTCCCTTAAATTTATATCTTTCAATGACATATTTTGATGGTGATACAGCATAATAAGAGGACGCGTCGGGATCTTTTAAGATAAATTTTTTATACGCTAGTTCGTATAAATCTTTTTTTATTAAAGCGTCTGCCCACTCGTCCCTGTTCTTAAATGGTAGATCAGGAAACAATCCGTCCATTGCACTTGCATCTACTTCAATAATTTGTTTCATCATATCATCAAGATTTTCATTGAGTAGTGTAGAAAGTCTAGACAGGTCTGCATCACTAACTTCTCTTGTTTGAATATAATTATCAACAAGCTCATCTACTTCTTGATCTATCTTCGTTACTCTTTGTGACAAAGCATTTACTTCAGCTTTTGTTTTTGCAATTGGTCTAAACACTGATTTATTCTTTTCAAAAAAGTCCATTGTTGATTGTGCTAATTTATTTAGTCCTTCTAGATTTGTACTATCCCCTTCTTCTTGCACTTTTCGGAGAGCCGCGGCCAGTTGTTGTTTACGCCCTGCCGCTGCTTGTAATAAATCAGATTGTATCTCATCGGCAAACGTTACACGAACCACACCACTTGGATCAACGCCCGATCCTTTGGTTATCTGTTCTTGTAACTCGTTATTCTTAACAATGAGTTGATCAAATTGATCAACAAGCCCTGGGCTTATCTCATCTAATTGGGCAGCATATTTTGCTATGACAGATAGTTTGGGAATATCAGAACCAAAATCACTTATTATGTCATTAATGTCTGCTTGACTCATTCCTCGTTGATTAGCTAATCGTTCTATTTTACTTCTTGCTTCACCATACAATCCCATTTGTGTCATTGTATTTTTATCAAATTCTTTTTGTAATTTGTTTACATTTATTTTTGTTGCTGGTCCTTCTACCTTTGGTGGCACAAAACCATAACGGTCCGAGAGCCGCGTCCAACCAATAATGTATGTATCTTGTTCATTTGGTATACCAAAGTCATGACGCTGTATTTGTTCTCCACCAAACATAGACTGCGGATATTGTCCCGAATCACCTGGTAATTTATCTTTGTTTAAATATAAAACTCTTTCACGTTGTGTATCTGGTATAGAACCTTGCTCGTAGTATCCTGTATATCGTGTGCTTTTCTCGCCATTTGGATTAATGATCTCGGACCCTGGACCTGTTGCGTGTACACGCATACCACTAATAGGTGCAGATCTAACTTGCGAAATAATTTCTTGTTTTGAAATGGGTGTATTATCATCAAATAATTTAAGTAAGGAAGGAATACGATAATCGTTTTGCTCTGATTGTTTAATTCTGTTTTTGTTTAAGAAATCAAGAACCTCTTGTTTATTGGTAAACTGATCAGGGGCATTAGTCATTGCTCGTTCTATGTCTGCATAAAATACAGACGTCATTGGTTGTTGTGTTATTGGTGTAACCTCAACAGGCATTGTTGGATCTAATTCTACTGGTTCGTTAGGTGTAGGATCAAATATATCTTCTTGCGATCTTATTTCTTTTTCTCTATCCAAACTTTCTTTTTGTTTTTTTGTTTGGTTTGTTAAATTAGGTTTGGGTGTTGGTATAGGTGCAACTTCGTTAACAGGTGCTTTACCCATTAATTTAAAGAAAGGTAGCATAAGATTTGCTGTTTCATATGATCCTTCAGGAAGGTCATCTTGAAATATATCTAGGTCTTCAGTTAAGCCTGGTCCTGCGGGTCTTTGTTCTACTACACCACCTTTAGCATATTTCATTTCGTCCAAAATATCTTCTCCTACATCTAAAAAATCATCTTCTGGCATTGCACCGAAAGTTTGTCCATCTATTTTTGTTATTGATCCTGACTCAGCTAGTTGTTTATCAATGTCTAATAATTTAGTTATAATGGCTCTTTTTTCATCTCCTGTTCTAGCTTCTTTGAACAAATCTTTTAATTGTTTTATTTCTGTTCTAATATTTTGTTCCGCTCTATTTGATTTTTGTCCTTGTAAAAATAAATTATCAATCTCAAGAGTTCTTTTTATATTTTCTTCAACAGCTTCTATATGGCCAAGTTGAACTTGATCAAAAGGAATATCACCCTCTCCAAATAATTTAGAAACATCTGTTAACTCATCATTGTAAAACATTCTCTCCACATTAAACTTTTCTCGTTGAACAATAAGTTCAGCCAATCTATCGGTATTAATATTTTTTAATTGTTCTAAAGCCTCATCTACAGAGCCTCCCGATTTAATTAATCTCTCTACACCTTTTGCTAAAAAATCTTTTCCTCGTAGTGCTGATTCCATAGGAAAATCACCAGCAACTTTTTTAATTTTATTTTTTAATTCGTTTCTTACGCCATCTCTAATAAGTCTTTGTGGTTCATTTAATACATAATCAAACTCTCCAACATATTTAGTTGGTTCGATTGTTTCTCGAACAGCATAAGGAGAAGCTAAAGGAAACTCATCTAGTTGAGGTTTTAATAATTTTAAAATCTCTTGTAATTTACCATTTGATAAACTTAATAACCATTGTTCTTCGTTGGTTAAATTTTTTAAACCACCACCAACATTTTTACCTGTCATTTGAACTTCATCACCAATATGTTTTGCTAACTCAGGATCTTCTTTAAATATTTTTATTATTTCTCTAAGGGTAAGTTTACCTCCACCTTCATTTTCTAATTCTCCTGCTTTCCATTTTTCTAATTGATCAGAAGCACGAACAGCTAAATCTTGTGTTTTATTTGTTACTTTTTTTATACCTATAATAGATCCCGTTTTTGCAGCGCTGGTTATATCCGCGTTTGTAAGAAGTTTTTGTGATATAGCAGCTTTTTTTAAAGCCTCTAAAGATTTATTATCTGTTTTTCTATATAATGCTGCTATTCTGTAAGGATCATTACTTTTCATAATATCCACAAAAGCATTAAGTATTTCTTGTCTTCTTGGATTTAATGTTCCTTTTACTCCTTTAGGTAAACTTTTATAAATATTAAATTCTGCAAGATCGACAGCATTTATTTTTGATTGAACTTCTTTTACTTCTTTTATATTTTTTGGTCTAATTTTTTCTGTTGGTACAGAGATAGGCTCATCAGGAGTTAAGAAAGGATCTTTTGGTTCTTCTGCTTTACCTATAATATCCTCTGGTCTTGTACCTTGAAAAGCTTTCTTACTAGCTATATCTGCTTGCGTTGTTGCTAGTACATCATCTATAGTTACAGGTCCTTCTACTTCATCGACTTTTGATACAGTAGGAGCATCTTGAATTTGTTTTGGTTTACGTAAGTCATCACCTAATCCTAACATCTCATCTTTTGCTGTAAGTGTTCCTGCTGTTTTTGTTGTTGGTTGTTTTCCTGATGCTAATCGTATGAGAGTTTCCTGTTCTCCGTCTATAACAGGTTTTAATTTCTGCATTACCTC